GTATATTAATGTTTGTATGGATTATATCCATTTAAAAAGAATTCAAAGCGCAATGGACAAACTCAATAGAATGTTTGATGAAGCGGAGGAGCAGCAAGACATGACCATTAGGTTGACTGAAATCCTAAAAACAAAAAGCGAAGAATACAATCAATGCGAAAAAAGAATGGAATCCTTAATCTCCAAGCTTCAGGGCGACAGATCCAAAAGAATAGCAAGCCAGGTTTCAAAGAACGCAAGCATACTTAACCTAGTGCAGCTGTTTCAGGAGGAAGAGGAAAGGGGTATCATGTTAAAGATGGCTCAAATGCAACAAAAGCTCATTAGCAACGAAATGGATGAGCTGGAAAAAATGCCAGATTGGAAAGCTAGAGTTCTTGGAATATCAAAGTCTGATTCCCTGTGATGTTTACTAAAGAAATATTCGGACAAAAATTTTATTGCCACTCCAAGGGGGTTGATAAATTTAATGACACTTCCGCTTTAGGGCTTTCGTGGAGACCAGGGAGGGATCCTCTTGCTTATGAAATTCGAGATTGTGTGATAGACGGAAGCAAGGGCGACGAGGGGCTTAAGCTGTCTTTTTGCTATGATGTTTATATTGCTGATTCAAAAATCATTGGGGGAACGGAGGACTGCGTTGATATTGTCCGGGGCGGAAATATTCAATTTGTTAATTGTGAATTTATATCAACTAACACAAAACAACATATTACCATAAAGGGTGGCGCGAGGGACATCTCTATATTGAATTGTAAATTTATAAATGATTATTCAAAATGGTGGGATGGGGCATGTGTTGACTTGGGAAATTGGACGGATTACGATGATGTGAATAGGCCGATGGTGAGAAATATTTCAATTAAAGACTGTAAAATGGTCGATATGGAGAGGACCTTACTTGCTCGGGTATTGCACTCCCAGGTCCCAACTGTGACGAATTCTGATGGAAAAATATTCAAGGTTCCAAGGGTCGCGTTGATTGTCTTTTGGCTAGGGCAAAGGTTGGGATACTTTGGGAAACGGAGGAGGATGCCTGCGGAAAACCTTAAAGTATATGATGTAGAGTTATGATTAATTGTAAAATATGCGACAAGGGTTTTACCTCCGAAAAGGGACTTCATTGTCACCTTAAGCAACACGGCACCAATATGGCCGAATATTATACTAAGTATTTTCCTAAATTGAATAAATTAACAGGGGAGCCATTGCCGTTTAAAAATAAAAAAGACTACTTCCGTAAGGATTTTGATAGCAGGGCTCAATTAATTAAGTGGTGCAAGTCTCACGAAAAAAAGGAGGTGGGGGAATATATTCTGAAGTTGCTTCGGGAGAGGATAAGTGACAAAAAGCTTGTGCGGGGTCCTTCTCATGTAGAGTTAAGGTTGGCTGAACTTCCTGATGTGGATACTTATGTCGATCACTTTGGGAGCTATACTCAGGCCTGTCAGAAGGCTGGAGTGGACCCCTTATTTTCTAAAAGGCTTCCCTGTGAGTTTGGGGATGTCGATCTTGATGATATTAAGATTTTTATTGACACAAGAGAACAAAAGCCACTGAGCTTCCGTAATTCAGACGTAATGAAACTTGACTTCGGAGACTATACCGCAGCAGGAAGTGATTATGACTATACCTATATCGACCGAAAAAGCGCAGGGGACTTCATTGGGACATTGAGCGTAAATAATTTAGACCGATTCAGGAGAGAGCTCGAGCGAGCAAGGGATATGGATTGTTATTTGTTTATTATAACAGAAAGCTCCATTAATGAAATTTACAAAAAGAACAGGTGGGGCCCGCATTCGACTAATCTTAAATTTATTTATCATAACATGAGGGTTTTGGCTCATGATTTTGCTGACACATGTCAATTCGTTTTTTCCGGGAGCAGGGAGGCCTCGGAGTTAATTATTCCAAAAATATTAAAACTAGGATAGGCGCTGTGGGGCGTAGACTTACAATACTATATAGATAAAAATGAGCTGGGAAACGGGAAAGCAACTTAAAAAGAGTAAGGGGCCTCATATTAATGAAATTCTTTTAGATAAAAAGGGTTTCATTGAGGAGCGAGAGGCGAGGATACTCTTGTATAAATTTCTAAGGGAAAACGTAACTTTTGCTACAGATCTACTTTCAGGAATAAAACTTTTTCCTTTTCAACACGCCGCAATCAAGGCCATGTTTGAAACCGATTACTTTATGGGGGTTTGGTCCCGGGGGATGTCAAAATCTTTTACTACAGGAATATTTGCATTTCTAGACGCCATAATGAACCAAGGGGTTGAAATTGGAATACTTTCGAAGTCTTTTCGGCAGGCGAAAATGATATTTAAGAAAATTGAAGATATTGCCTCTAAGCCCGAAGCAGCTTTGCTGGCGCAATGTATCACAAGGAAATCCAAGAGTAATGATGAGTGGCTTATGGAGATAGGAGACTCTAGGATTCGAGCCCTTCCCTTGGGAGACGGAGAAAAGCTTCGGGGCTTTAGGTTTCATAGGATTATAATCGATGAGTTTGCCCTTATGCCTGAGAGGATTTATAATGAAGTTATAGTTCCCTTTCTTTCTGTTGTAGAAAACCCAACGCAAAGAGACGACCTGTATAAGTTAGAGACCAGCTTAATAGAGGAAGGGAAAATGAAGGAGGAAGACCGGCATCAGTGGCCCAACAATAAGCTAATCATGTTATCCTCCGCTTCTTATAAATTTGAGTATATGTATAAACTGTATAGTCAATTTGAGGATCTAATCCTATCTGAAGATGTCGAGCGGGATAATGCGGCTAGAACGATCATGCAATTCAGTTACGATTGCGCCCCGTTGCAACTATATGATCAGAATCTCATTAATCAAGCAAAAAGCTCAATGAGCCATAGTCAGTTTGAGCGAGAGTTCGGAGCCATATTTACAGACGACAGCAGCGGATACTTTAAAACTTCAAGGATGTCTGAATGTACTGTTTCGGATGGAGGCTCCCCTTCAGTTGAGGTAAAAGGGGAGGTTGGGGCAAAGTACCTTTTAGCGTTTGACCCCAGCTGGGCCGAGTCGGAAAGTTCTGACGACTTTGCTATGACGGTATTTAAACTAGACGACAATAAAAGATTGGGCACTATGGTCCATGGATATGCGCTGTCCGGAACAAATCTAAAGCAACATATAGATTATTTTGATTATATATTAAGTAATTTTAACATAGTTTGCATAGTTGGGGATTATAATGGCGGGCTTCAGTTTATTAATGCCGTAAATGAAAGTAGTGTGTTTAAGAAGAAAAAGAGAAAGATTGGACTTATGAGCCCTAATTTTGATAAGCAAGAAGATTACCGGGATGATTTGCTCGCGGCGAAGAGAGAGTACGATCCGGAAGCTAATGTAATTTGTTATTTAAGAAAACCTAGTTCATCATGGATTCGCATAGCCAACGAATTACTTCAAGCGAATTTCGATCATAAGCGTATATGGTTCGGCGCAAGGGCCACGGATGACGCGTATCATGAGCAAAGGAGGAAGAAGATTCCAATTAAGAAAATCAAATTCTTAAGAACTGCAGAGTCTGAATCCCGGCAATCTGACTCCGCAAAAATGATAGACTTTGTGGAGCATCAAACCGATATGGTAGATCTTACTAAATCCGAATGCGCACTAATCCAAATCAAGACTTCTCCACAAGGGACGCAAACCTTTGATCTTCCGGACAACCTGCGAAGGCAAAGCGGGCCCGAGAAAGCAAGGAAAGACTCGTATTCTGCGTTAGTACTTGGTAATTGGATGATTAAGATATATTATGATATGACGGAGCTTGAGGCAGATAATGTCCAATCTACTTTTACTCCGATGTTTATCGGGTAGTTTTCTCGAAGAAATATAATAAGTGTAAGATTATTCTAAAGAGTTATGGAAAAATTTAAATATACTGCAAAATTCAAAAGCGTTGTTACTGCCTCTTCTGTTGTTGAGGACATGAATATTTCGACTGCATCGCTTGAGCCCCTTAAGGAATTAATTCCGGATAGTATAGATCTAGACAGAAATATCGATCTGGTCGGTGTGGCATTTAATGCTGCGGTGGTTAATAAATTTAATCAAAACGGGGATGGGATTGACACTATGTCGGCGATGGCAATTAAGG